AATGTCAGGTGTATCTTTCTTGCCTTACAACGAACACACCTACCAACAAGCACCTTACCAAGAGATAACTAAGGAACAGTACGAAGAAAGTTTAAGTCAGATGCCAAAAGCTGTTGACTTCTTCAAACTAAAAGAGTATGAGAAACAAGATAACACTGCGGGTAGTCAGACTATGGCATGTACGGGTGATGTCTGTGAAATGGTTGACATAACATAAGGAGTTAGATATGGTTACTATGACCTTAGATGAAAAAGAATATGAGACAGAAGACTTTACAGAAGACCAACATAAACTATTACAGGAGATTCAATACAACAATAATATACAGATGCAGTTAAACTATCAATCAAATAGTTTACAAGCAGCTAATGAGGCCATCGTAAATAAACTAAGAATTTCACTAGAAGCTAAAGAAGGATCTTAACATGACAGGACTAGAAGTTTACGCCGTAATCGTTACCGTGATAGCAGCCTTAGAAATCTTACTCTAATGGTTGCTGTAAGAAAACAGTTTAGCAGGGCATTGTATGAAGCGTATGATGCACCTGCAAGGCTGGCACTGGTGTCCCTTTTAGAATCTAAGGGGCATCAGATTGTCAACAACGAAGAGAACTATAGTGTTGACGTTGTGTCTCAGAAAGGAGAGTACACATACTTCAATGAAGCTGAAGTTAAGACAGGATGGAAAGAAGATTGGCCCTTAGGGTGGAAAGAGATTCGTATCCCTGAACGTAAACAAAGACTACTAGATAAACTTGGTACACAGAATGGTGTCCTAAACTTCTATGTCTTTCGGTCTGACTTAAAGAAAGTCTGGCGTATCAAGGATACTCTACTGACAAAGGACTGTGTGTTACCTGCTAAGGGTAGGTATATTCGCAAGGGTGAGTTGTTCTTTCATATTCCTTTTACAGAAGCTGAACTAATCACAGTTCCTTGAGGATAAACAAATGGCTAAATGGGATTTAAGTAAATTGGATATACCTGAAACAGATAATGTAAACAACCCACCACACTACGGGGATGGGTCAATCGAATGCATTGATTACATGAAGGATAACATGGAAGCTACTATGTTCATGGGCTACCTAGAAGGCAATACTAAGAAGTACTTACACAGGTTTAGATACAAAGGTAATCCTGTTGAGGATCTAAAGAAAGCACGTTGGTACTTAGACAAACTTATAACTGAAATGGAAGGGAAGAGTTAATGTTAGCAGCTTTGATATTAGCCTGTCATATAGATAACGGGATTTGTAAAACATTTACTGGTCCTGAAATGTATCAGACAGCAGATGACTGTATAGACAGTATAGGTGTAGGGATTAAACTTATAGAAGATCGTGGTTGGTTAGTAAAGGATTACACCTGCTATGATTGGGGCACTGAAACGTAAAAGAGGGGCTACTTGCCCCCCTTCCTTTTCTTACCTGATGCTGTTGTGGACCACTTAACTTTTTTCGGTCCTGTCTTTTTCTTTGCCTCTGACTTGCTGATACTACCAGCTACAGACTTAGGTCTACAAGCAGGGTAGGGCCGTTTACTTTTCTTGGCTGACTTTCTACCGCAGGGTTTACCTGTCTTAACGTCAACCCATTGCTCACCGAACCATTTACCTAGACCACCCTTAGCCATTACGCCTTCCTAACTCTGTTGTCTTTGCCTTTCCATTTACCACCCTTTTCTTTATACCACTTGGATGCCCAAGCATTAGCATAAGCTGATGGGTAGACTTTGAACTTCTTACGTGCCGCTTGCTTTGCACGATTCCATAACGCAGGGTTAGTTGGTTTAGGACTTGACAAATTACATTCCTTTTGGTTAGAGTTTATCCATGTAATACATAAGAAACAAAAGACCAAAGCCAAAGGTAAACAGAGCTATCAAGGTAATACCACCCCAGAGAACTATCTTCTCGAACAGTTCAGCATTTCTTTTCTTCTTGTCTTCTAGTTCTTTCTTCTTTCTTAGACGTACTTCTTTTCTAAGAGTTACTAATTCCTGCCACCCTGAGTATCCTCTGGCAGCTATAATTATTTCCCTCAAGTTATTCTCTAAGTCTTCAGCCTTCTTACGGTTGACGTAGGTATCCAAGGC